TTTTGAGCTGTCAGCGTTTCTCACTACACATTCACCATGTTGTGGCAGTGTAATCTCTGCTTTTTTCTCGGCATTCACAAAGTCAAAAGGCGCACAAGTATAATTTCTTGATACTGAAACCGTGTTGAATATTGAGTTTTCTGGAACGTATTCGTAAGAATTAGAAAGACATTCTAATTGTTTTTTAATTTCCCATACTTGAGCAGCGTAGCCAGTTGAATCGTACACGTCTCGATTCTGTGTTGACTCAACATCGTCTGAACCGCCGCCCGTTCTTATCCAAATGTCATGAGCCCATCTTATAAAATATTCAAAGAATGGTCTTAGTTCTGGGTCGTTTAATATTTTTCTGGGTATTGGCGCTACAAACGGGTCGACCTTCACCATCCGGCCCCTTTTAAGTCAATAGCTGCACCGTGAAAACCAACGAAACAAGGGTCTGAAACTCTTATTCTAATAACTACGTCATAGAAAGATTGCATGTTGTACCACTCAACACGCTTTACTGACTCGCCTTCACGGCCTATTTTCACCCAATCTTCACCAGTAAAAGACCTGCCACCATCGATTGAGCATGAGAACATTATCTCAGGGTCGGGCACGTCAGTATTACCCACGCCCGTTTCCATTATCGCCTCAGCCCGACTCATTAAAAGCCTAGAACCTGGAATACCTAGTTGAAGCCCGTTGACTGGTGCTGAGTCTCTTTGTCTTATTATCGTTGCACCGTTAGATGTGTAGGTGTTGAAGTCCCACTCATAAACATCGCCAGAATCGTAATCACAAACCAAGTGTTTCCCAAATGCGTACACATAGCCGTTCATTAGGTGCCGACCTAGACTTGTGCCAGTGCTTAACCTTATCCACTCGCCTGTCCTCTCAGAGAATGCCAGGGTTAACTGTCCAGTTTGTAAAATGTAAAAGTTCTGCCCGTCCAGGTTGCACACATAACCTTGAGAACTTTCTGTGCTGTCTTCTCTTAGTTCCTTGGCGATTGCTGAAGGGGTAATGTTCTCAGGCTGGTATGAGGTCATTCTATAAACTTGGTCATCGTCGCCAAGGAAGTATAAATAAGACTCTGAATTAGCAATGCTGAATGAAGACTTGACTCCTATCCTAACTGTTGACTGCTGGATTCTGTCAAATGGTGGTGAGCCTGTGCCTGAGTTGTACCATACTTCAAAAGAGGACTCTCCGGCAATGTAAAGCCTTTCATTGAAGGCATAGACTTGTTTTATGTCGTCTGGGTAACTCTCTGCAGTCGCATAATTCAAACCGTCTATGCTTGTTGGGTCGCCTGCGTCAGCACTACAGAACCGAGCTGCTGAGCCTTGATAGATGACTTGGTTATTTATGTATGTGACTGTTTGCGCGTTCTCTAAGTCCGTGTCAGTGACCGTAGAGAGGCTTGTGTTGTATATTTGAGTACTTGAGCCGTTTCTAATTATTAAATTAGTACCATCGGAAACCATCGAGCAACGATCTGTGCCTGGGATAGTCCCTGAAATTGTCGTTCTATTTCCGTTCTGGTCTATTTCTATTAGAGCCGTGTCGACTATTAAATATACTTTGTCGTTGTGTAGCTCCATTCCCCGAGTAGTTCCGGCTGAACCTGAGCTGAAGGGTTTCTCCCCTGGCCATGGCAATAGAGCTGAAGGGCTTCTACCTGACACATGTGTGTCAATGTATAGATTCACTGAAGATTGACTAGACCAAAAGCGTGACCGTGATTCGTTTTCACCGCCGACAAAGTTTAAAGGTACTGTCTTCAAGGGGTAGAACCTTCTGAATACATGGCTGGTGCTGGCCCAAATCGACCGCGCCTTTCTTGTTTTTGAGCATCAAGTAGTTTTTTCTCAAACGTCGAATCGTAGTACATGGCCGCTTCTTCATCCCTTGCCCACCTGTGCAACTCTGAAAGGGTGCCGTATAGATAAAGGTCTGGGTACTTAGTTAAAACGTCATTGGTAGTGTTTGAATCGCTTAATGCTGTTAGTGATACGTAGTAGCTCATTTCAACCGTATAACCGCTGTCAGGTACTCGGTTGAACTCAATTTGTGAGGTTATTGTGAAATACTCAGGAACTCCGGCTGTGCTTTCTACTGTCATAGACTCTGGGGCTTTGAATCTAATCTCTTTGGGGCTTGCGCCTGAGATTGTAAGTCTACGCATTTCTAAGAATGAATCTGGAAGGGCTAAAAACCTGTCTGCTGTTGGCATCGTTGCCGTTGCGCGTTGCTCGTTTGTTCTTAATTTTAGTCGTGCGTTTATCCTGGCTTCACACAAATCTATAAAATCGTCTATTACATCACTAATATCTGTTCTATGAGAGAATCTCTCAACAGCTTGCTTCAAATTCGCGTAGTTATTTAAGGCCATGCTTTAACCACCACGTAAAACCCGCCTGGGGTTTGTGAGTAAGAGTGAATGTCGAACCGTTCCCAAATTTTAGGAAGCCACCAGCGAAAATCTTCTTGAATCAGGTGCGCGTTCCTACCGTCTGATAAAACTTTTACCGCTGGCCCCGTGTGGATTGTAAAAAATCCATATTGAAGGGTAAGCTTTTTAAGGTCATCTAAAACATTATCAATTAAATCTGGTTCGATATGTTCTAAAACATCAATACAGCAAACCATCTGCCTCGGCTCTGGTTTTTCTGGGAAAGTAACAGGGTCATACATTTCTATTTTTAATTCATGATCAGGCTTTATACAGTGAGCCAACCTGCCTTTACCTGCTCCATAATCCAGTAGTTCTTTTACTTCCAACGTGTTGATAAATGTTGTAACAAGTGGTGCATAACTTATTGAAGCAACACCATAATTTGGATTTTCGTGTAGTTTCTCTTGTTCCTCTTTGTACTTTTCACTAATCAGCATACGTTAAAAGCCTCAATTCTTCCCGCCATTCGTTTGCAAACTCTTGGTTTGCGTATCCCTTGAAACATGGTGTACCCAATGTGAAGTGAACTATTTTTGCCTTTGGGTTTTCGTCATACTCGCCAACAAGATGATTAAACTCTACAGGTAATTCACCAATCGATTTGGCCCATTCAAACTGGTGCAAATATTTACCTGTTGATTCGTTTACTACTTCAGGGGTAAGGTTTTTAACTGGCTGTCTGTGGCAATTAAAAACCATCAAACTCGACCAGTTTTTCATAGGGTATACGTGCTGAGTGTTACCTAAGAATTTCACGCCAGTCTTAGGCGTGTAATCGTGTTTAACCACATGAACATCATGGTATCCGTGGCAATGATCAAGTAATTCATATATGTCACACCTTACCAGCATGTCACAATCCATAAAAACCGCTTGGCCTTGATACCCTGCGAGGTAGGGCGTTAAAAACCGAGAGAATGAGAACTCTGTGCTACCGTCCTCAATCCCTCTTTTAAATTCTGGTAAATTCTTCTTATTAATTGGAGTAAAACTAACTGGCCCTGATGCCTTTCTCATTATGCTGTTGCATAGAACGTGGTACGCTATCGTTTCCCGTGGGTCGAATCCTATATAAATTCTTAGCACTTATCCTCCTGACTGATTCTTTAAAATCTCCCCTGTGTAACTTTACACTGTTGAACCAAGGGAATGATCCTCCTTTTAAGTGATACCGATATCCTGCCCACTCTGGGACTAATACATCACACGGAACGCCTAGAGCGCCAGCAAAATAAACAACTGTAGTACAGACTGTTACCACTCTATCCAGGTTGGCAATAATTGCAAGCAGCTCTTCTAGGTCAGCGCCTTTTTTTACTCCCCTTTCCCAGTATTTTATACCTTTATCTTTTAATTCCTGCTCGTTTACTTCTTTGTAATCCAGGCAAATAAGGTTATTACCAAACAAAGGCTCAAAAGTATCAAGGCTTGTAGTTCTTTGTTTAAGACCTGTAGAGGGTAGGCCGCCACTCCACGCAATACCTATTCTCGGCCCTTCTCCCATTATAGAATCCCATTGCTTAACCCTTTCTGGGTCTGGCCTTAAAAATGGTGAACCAGGGTAGTCTGAGTCTTTCTTTCTAAAAAAATAGGGTAATTGTCCAATAGCACACTGAAAATCAGGTTTATAACTATCTAGTATTGGTGTTTGTTTTTTAAACCTTGTTCCATAGATAGGAAAATCAAAGTTTCTTTTAAAAATACTCTCTAACCGAGAATCACAATCTAATATTATTTCATTTGTCTTTTGAAGGTCTTCAAGACAAGAGGCGAACATTATTTCATCACCTACACCCTGCTCACCGTACACTAGAACCTGTCCTGGTTCACCATCCCAATTAGGCAAACCATAATCTCTAGCCTCTCTGTGTTTGACTCCGAGCGTGTCGTGGTAATCCTTCCATCCTGACCAATCTCTTAACATGAGTTTAGCTAGTCCCATGTTATGCTTGGCTGATCTTAAATCAGGCTTAATATTCAATGCCAACTTACAAAGATTGATACATTCTTTAGGTCTACCTGTCTGAAGCATCATTAATGCTTTGTTGGCTATTGCTGACTCGTTTTTGGGATTTAATTTAATAGCTCGCTCGAATAAAGCTATTGATCTCTCTTTGTCGTGGTCTTCTAAACACATGCCCATATTAGACCAGATTTCACTCTGATTAGGTCTTAGCTCAGCGCATCTTTGAAAGATGTTATAAGCCAAACCATACCGCTCGGCCTGCATCATTAGATAACCAGACATGAACAGAGCTATTTCGGCATCTTCATCGTCAAAGCACTCGTTCAAAACCTTGTTACAGATTCTTAACGCTTCGTCTGGCTGTTCTTCTGCAAGTAACTTAGCCTGTTTTAGCTCTGGCCTCATATACGGTTCACAGTCCTTAGATACTTGTAATCTGGTGAGGAAAGTAGTTTTTCAATCTTTGGTAGGTCTTCTTTCTTGTTATAGTCCAGATTGTATTTTGTTTTCCACTCCAAAAGAACCGTTAAAGGTACACGTGCAAAATGGTAAAAGTCGTTTTTAATACCGTTCTTTTTTAAAGATTCCTCGTTTTGGCAAGCCTTGTTAAATCTGACAATGCTTTCACAATCTTGAACGGTTTGAATCTTGAAATTTCCTTTCCCGTCACCCTCAAATACTTCCTTTATTCCTGTGTACGGGTCATAACTTAGTAATTTGCCCATTGTTACCTCAAAGGGGGCCTAAGCCCCCCAGTGTTAGCTAGTGGTTAAGTCGGTTATTTTACCGCTAGATGACTCGTTCTTAGCCTTCAACGTGTACTCACAAAGCATTTGGCGCTTTTCAGAGTCACCAGTTTTGGCTAATGGATTCAACTGCATGGGTCTCAAGAAGCTAACACACCAGTAGTCCATATCAAGAACAAGTGCGGTTGCATCCCTTTGGAACCTGTTGGGTACAACTTTAAGGACTCCAAAGTTAGACTTGTAAAAGTCTACCGCGCCCACAAGGGTTACATCAGCAGAACCGTCGGCTCTTGTTTCAAGGGTAGAGATACCAGTGAAACCAGAAACAATGGTTCTGTTGTGTGGCCCAACCATGATCACAGTCGGTTCACCACCTTGCGTCCAGCACTCCTTGATAACTGCGTCCAGGTTTGCTTTTGTGAAAGTACCTGCCGTTGAAGCATCGGTAGGAGCAGCAACAACACCTGAACTGTAACCAGGAGTTGTGGAACCTGATGCTGAAACGCCCTGAGTGGTTTTGTTGGTAGATAACCATGACTCAAGAGAAGCCAGAGAACGAGCTGTACCAGCACCGCCAGCGCTAGAAGCCTGGTTTTGTGTTAGAGCAAGTTCCATGTCTCGCTTAAGCTCTTTACCGCGCTTAGCTACTTGGTAAGCTAACTCGTCAGCTCGGCCTGCCTGGTCAATTGCTGAAGCTGTACCTGAAACGATTACAGTCTTCTGTGATATTTGGCAGTAGTTACCAATACGAGTAGTTGCCGCGTATGTCTTAGCTGTAGGGTCATCACCTTCAATAGCTCGGTTGCTTGCTGCAGCTTCGAGCACGTCTGTTTGCCACTCATGGAAAACCCCGCTTGCTTTGTCTCTAGCAATACCACTCATAAATGGTGTTTCTGTAGGGCTGATATCGTAAATCATATCAGTAAGGTCTTCTCTGTCACCCACAGTAGAGTAAGTTGACACAGTATTAGTTGGTACTGTCATGTTATTCTCCTAAAAACGCTTTTAGTGCTTGTTGTGCGTCTTGAATCTTGCCTGACTTTTTAAGCCTGTCTCTTGCAGAATTGGTTTTTAATGGTTCCTTTTCTGCTGTTCCTGGCCTTTGAGTTTTGGGGGCAGTCTTAACGCGCTTATGCTCTATCTGAGCCGATTTTAAAGAGTTGTATTTTGCCGCTTCTCTAAAAGCCTTAACTAAACGTCTATCATAAATAGAACCTAACTCATCATCTGAAAAACCTAAGCCTTTCAAATAACCTGCCATTTCTTTAAAGTCTTTGTCTCTCACCTTTTCGTCATGCCACTCGGGTATAACTTCAGGGTAAGATTCAATTTCCTTCTTTATGATCTCGTTCTGTTTATCAAGTAGCTTTTTCTGTGTCTGCTCTTTGTACTGCTTGGCTTTCTTTGATTTGTTTTCAAATTTCTCAACTCTTTTTAAATACTCCGCAGGGTCATCTTGCTTCAGTTCAAGCATTTCAGGGGAGCCTAATTCCAACCTCTCACCGTGTAGCATGGTTTCAAGGTCTTTTAACTGCTCCTGAAGTTTGCTTTCTTCCTCTTCAAGCTGTTTCCTACGGTTTGCAACTTCTGTGGTTTTTTTCCTATAGTCTGCCTCCATCATTAACCCCTTGGGGATTAAATCAAGATCAACACCGTCGGTTAAAACCTGTAATTCAATGTCAAAGTCGTCTAGTTTCGCTTTTACTATCCTAGAGTTGGTTTCTGTGTCGCCCTTTGGCGTTTCTGCCTCATCTGTCTTAGTATCCGCTTGTGCTTCCACAGCCTCATTTTTTGGGGTTTCGCTCCCCGTCGGCTCGGTTGGCTTTTTAGGCTCCGAGAATAACGACGCAATTTTCTTAGCTGCGCCTTCAACTGTAGCTCCCTCTGGGTTGGCTACCATAAATCACCTCTGTAATTGTTTTATACCTGTTTCTTTTAGGCCGCCTAGAGCCGCCTTGCCTTCTTGTATGTATTTAAAGAGTATCTTCTCAAAACATGAGACCGATCTCAGTAAATAATACATGTCCTCTCTTTCTTCTTTCTGATCGTGTGAGCTTGTTTCTATGTTCTTATGACAATGCTCCTTAATATCCTTGATTGCATCCTGTATGAATCCATGATCTAGGGTATTTTTCGCTATTTCTGCGCGTCTAACCTTGTTCATATAAGCGAACCTGTAACGTTTTTATTTGTGTCTGCTTCAATTTTTGTAAGTTCTAAAGCAATTTGGTCATCGTGCTGCATTTGGTCTTGTATTAATTTGGCTTGGTCAACCATGGCCTTTTCACGAATCTTAGCTATTTCTCTCTGTGTTGTTGCCTCTTGCTTAATCGCTTCAGCCTCAGCTAAAGGATTTTGCATTTGTTGCTTAATGGCCTGATTTTCTCTAGTGAGTCGTTCAATCTCTGCTATTAACTGCTCTTGTGGTATTTCTGGGTCATTAAAGTATAAGGATGTTTCTTTTAGACCAACCTCTGTAACCAGTTTGTCGTATGCGTTGTAAAGTTTTTTGCTATCAACAATGGGTAATCCCATTTCTATTAATGCTTTCATTTCTCCTATGAAATATGAAAGGTTTGCAATCTTCTCTCGCCTCTCACCCGTTCCGATGCCCACATTAACGTGGCAATGGGTTTTATATCTCCATTGTGTCGGGTCAATGTTTAAAGGTCTGCCGTGTACTTGAATCTGCATTGGCTCGGCCTGGTACTTACTTGCCAGTTCGACAATTTTTTCAAATATCCTTTTAACTGCTGTGTCAGCAAATATTCGAGCAATCATATTAACTCGAGACTGCGAGCTATTTCTCTGTCCCGCGTAAGCCTCTGCTGTCTTGTTTAATGCTTCAGTGTCTACGCCTTGAGAGTACCTTGTGACACCTGTTCTAATCTCTCTCATGGTATCGGTATAGTCGATGCCCTGCAGTATTCCAGGCACTTGTGAGACTGTCTGAAGCGGGTAAACAGAATCGCCTATAGGCCCATTACCCTCTACCCTTACCACGCCGCCAGGTCTCGGCGTTAATAGGTCGTCAAGATCAACCCTTTCATTAGCAACCACTCTGTTAAAGTTGGTCGAGTAGATATTATTCAACATCTGTCTGACCAGGGTAGACTTTAACAACTGAAGGTCTGCCACCTGATCAGCCGGACATGTACCGATAGCCCTGTGTGGGATAGGAATAGGAACAGCTACACAAAACGGATGGGACTCGACACGGTTCTTTTCTAAAACCTTCCCGTTAGCATAGAATACCTGCCAAAGCTCGCTTATTCCGTCTTCGTCAGCATCCATCTTAATGTAATACTCACCCAACCAGATAACATCTTTGCTTCGGTCATTAGTTGGATTTTCTTCGTAGTTTTCTTCTAAGTCCCAATTGCGGGCTATTTTAACCTCATTGCCGGGGTCTTCATCTTTGCTAAGTGATTGTACTACTTTCTTTTTAAACCCCATTTGAATAAGCTCTGAGCGCGTCCTGGGGGTTCTTTGTCCTATGAATGGTGGGTCTATGAAGTCTCTAGCCCTTCTAGCCACCAACAGCTCATCAGGAGGCACGTTTTCAATACACACCTTACCTGTTTTGTTTATCCATTCACCCTCAACATCTACACCATCATCAGATTCTTGAATCTTTTTGATCTTAAAATTAGGGTCTGACTGAAGTTTGAATAACTCAATTTCTGACAAGCCTTTGAATTGATCGGCCTTTAATTCTTCTGAGTCATCCCATGTTACTTTTACACACCCTGTATACTGCAGAAGGGCATCTTTAAACATGTTGTGCAATGTTAGGACGCCTGAGTTTTGCTCGTTGAAAACCCAATTAGAGAATACTGTTTTAACTTCTGCTTCGTCTTTATACTGTTCTTCTGTAGCTGTGAATTTTGCCGTGTATTTTGATTGAGTGAATATTTCTAAAAGCTGAGGCAGCATAGTTTCAACGACGTCTGAAACATCAGAAGTGACTATTTTGCTTAATCCGTCAACCTCATCACCAAAAGGCTTTTGATTGTAATAATCAATCAGGGTAGCTCTGTTCTTTTGAATCTGTGAGCCTTCCCCCAGATACCCCAGAGCTTGTCTTTCTTCTGCCCCGACGATTTGTGCTATTTCGCTGTCGTTCAGCATATAATTCTGCAACCTGTTTTTTAAGTTCTGCAACTTCAAGCCTGAGCTGTTTTAGCTCCTGCATCTGTTTTAAATTCAAGCTATGTTAATCCTTGGCTGTTGAAGTTTCTTTCTTTCTTTGGGTTCTTCATAGCAGATTGATGAAAGCCCGAACGCATCTGCACTATGACTTGACCAGTCGTGATTTGGGCCTAAATCAATATTTCTATTTTTATCTATTTTTGGCTGATACCAGCCTAACGCCTCTAAACCTGCATTGCATTTATGATCGAACCACATTTTATTGAATAGGTTTCTGCTCTGTTCAATCCTAGCTTTAGCTGCGCCCTTGCCTTGATTCGGGATGACCTCAACGTCATAACCAGCCCTTTCAAAAGCAGAGCGGTAATTTATGTCGTGTATTTTATCGTTTGTCTCGCCATCGTGCGGCAAGTAAATCTTTGCCCGCCCTGGTGTGTATCCTTGTTCTCTCAGCCATGCTAAATGGTATTCAATATCCTGCCCTTGGACTTCGTAATGATTTATATAATTAATCTTTTGACCAATGAACTGAGCAGCCCAAAATACAAAGTTATCTGCCTTGGCTCCTGTCCCACCAATGTCAGCGTAAAGCCTAACAATCATTAAGGGGTCTTCGGGAACGTCTGTTACTCGTCCTTCGCTCTTAGCTTTGGCGATGTGTCTTGAGTAATAAGCTTTCTTAGAAGCGCTTATATAACCGCCTTCCCATATATGATCGTATTGATCGGGTTCGTTATTAAGACAATCTAATCTCTCTTGCTCTAGCTCGTCTGGGAACCAAGGGTTGTCATTCCAATTTGCTCGAACGATTATTGAATTGGTTGGTGGTGTGTTTTGTCTAAATAGTTCGTCTACGGGGTCAGACTTCAATCGTGGGTTCCAGCTAAACCACAACTCTGAACCTGGCGCCCTTATCGTAGGTCTTAAAAGCCTTAAACTTGTCTCTGAGAGTGTTTGAGCTTCCTCACACCATGCAACATTAAAACCCTCTAGTGATTTTATAGACTCTGCTGTGTGGTCTGTCATGCCTTGGAATATAATTATCCCTCCGCCTGGTGTGTCTATTCTGTCGTTTAAAGCCCTGAACCCATCGTTGGAACCTAAACCGAACCTTTCTAACTTTCCCTCTATGAGAGCCTTTGCTGACTCCTTTAGACTCTTTTGAACCTCACGAATACAAACCACTCTTGAGCCTGGGTTTGTTAGACAGTGGATAATTAATCTTTCAGCAAAGAAATGAGACTTTCCTGAACCCCTGCCACCCCATGCAGCCTTGTACCTTGATGGTTTAGACATTGGCTTGAAGACTTTAGCAACCTTAACGTCTAGGCTACTCATAGGTTATCTTTATCTCTTTTACACCATCTTCTCTTTCAAAGCCCATCTGGATAGCTTTGTGTTTTGGGGCAACGTATTGAGCTAATTCTGAATACATCCTGCCAGCAACGCTCAAGTCCCTATCTTCTAGGGCCATTTGTGCAACCTTAACCATCCCCTCAATTGGATCGCATCCTAAAGCTTTTATTTTTTCAGCTACGTCTAAGGTGGCTTTGTTTGGAACGCCCTTTTTTCTTCCACCTCTCCGCTCGCCTGGTTTTGAACCTCTAGGCATTGCTAGCCTTTGCTACTTTTTGACCAGTTATTGTCATAACGCCCTCACAGGTTGGCTATGCTGTTGTGCTTTTAACATTGTCTCACCTATACGATAGTGGCTAAACTTGCACCAAAGTCCACAGTAAACGTTTCTGTGTCGTTTAATGTAATGCTTGAGCCGTAGTCAAACCAGCACACTAAGTTGTCACTTGCTGCTGTGTCGTTGTATATGACTGCATACCTAAAAGGCCCGATAGTACCGCCTGACGCTGTGAACGTTACATCTGTAGCCGCCAGCGTTCCCGTCCCCGAGCTCTCTGTGTAAGTATTCGTAATGTCATCACCGCCTGCAGTGTAACCATTGCCTGCGCTTATTTCAGTTATGTCTGTTTTAACTGTGTTTGTTGCTACTGGGGCCGTGTTAGTGAGCATTACTTTTAATGTGTCAGTGTTCAGGTTGTGAGTACCTAAACCTAGCTGTTCAACAAAGTCCTGAAATTTATTGTAAGTAGCCATTTATTGAACCGTCCACGTGTCTGAATTGTTAGATTGTACTTCCCAGATTCCCGATGAATAGCTTAAAGTAACATTAGAGCCTGTAAGCGTATAAGCACCA